ATTACCTTGTGCAGTTTTACCATCTTTAAAAGATAATAAACCATATACAAGTTTATAACATCGTATAGTTCTTTGCCTTTCTAGTTCTTCTGGGGTAAGAGTTGACCTTTCTTTGAAAGGTATCTTACCACACCTTGTTCCACCTAATATATCAATAGCTTCTTCTTTCCAGCTTTTAAATATAATAGATCTATTTACATACTCACCTTTCTCTGCATCATAGTGCATATACTGCATAGCACTTATGAATGGTCTTAATGTAACTGGTTTGCCAAAAACATTTTGACCTATGTTAGAGTCGTAAGTATAGAAGTGACCAACTGGTAATTGATTACCATCATCATCTTCTGGTGTTCGATTAATTGCTAATCTTGGTATGTTATTACCTAAATTAGAACCATCATCTTGTCCGATTGCTTGCATAATTTGCTCATCAGACATTCCTTTTATATTTACTAAGTTATTATCAGACATTTGTCCTCCATTTAGTTGTTATCTTATACCACATTTTTAATAAAATGTCAAGCATTATTTTCTAGTTAAATAAAATATTAAATCACCTATATATATTATTGCTATCCACACTAGGCATATATTAAAAAACCAATCTAACATATTCTAGTCTCCCCATCAATAACTTTAACATCTAAACCATCAGATTGTGCAAAGTATTTCCACTCTGAAAAAAACTCATGGTCATTATCTAGATACAATGTAGTTGGTTCTACAAGGCATTGATCTTTTAGTGCAGTGTATTCTAGAAAAGCAGAATACTGCTCATCAGAATACTCGTCCATTGTTTCCAATGCTTCTATTTCTTTGGTCATGCTATTTTTATTTCCTCCATATCTAACCAGTTATAACCTATTTTAATCTCCGTGTCAAGTGGAACATTAAAATCTATTTTGTAATACTCTTTAAGAGCAGGTATTACCTCTGCTGTTCCTTGTTCAAATATTTTACCCATAATATATTTTTCATCTGGGTGAACATCTGCAACAATAGAATCGTGAACTGTATTTACCAGTAAACTTTTTACATTTTTTTCTTTCATTAATTTATATATATTTATACAAGCAAGTGGTACAATATCTGCTGTAGCAAATCCTTGCACAGGATAATTTTTTATTTGAGTGCCATATGTAGATCCACCCCAAGGTGTTCTTTCTGCATACGGAAATGAATACTCTCTACCTGTTGGTAGTTTAATTCTCTTAAATCTAATAGCTTCGCTTTGTAATTGTTCATGCCAAACTTTTATGTCTTTATACTTTTCTAAAAATTTAGTGTAATATCTTTTTTCATCTTCTGTACCAGTCACACCACCATACAAAGGTTTAAATGTATGTGCCTTTGCATCTTGTCTTGAT